TTGCTTTCATTTTAGTAACTTTGAGCCATTGGAAACAGCATATTATCTATTAAAAACTATTAATCAATGGATTACAAAGCACATCAGAATAAAAAAAACAGATATTGTTTCCATTAAAAATCCCGCTTGACAGCGGGATTTTTCTTTTAGAACAACTCCAATTGCTGTCCAGGAGTATTCACTTCCACCGTTTTCTTTCCATAAAAAAGTTCAATATTCCCAAACTGCTTATCCGTAATACACATGATTCCGACATTCCCATGCTCCGGAAGAAAAGATTTAACTCTTTTTACATGTACGGCCGCATTCTCGCTACTAGCACAATGGCGGACATAAATAGAAAACTGAAACATCGTAAATCCATCTCTTTGTAGATTTTTCCTGAAATCCACATACGCCTTTTTCTCCTTCTTCGTCTCGGTAGGCAAATCAAACAACACAAGTACCCACATAACACGATATTCGCTAAACCGATCCATATTACATTTCCGGATAGGAGATTCTACGCAATTCGCCACTAAAGCACTTATACAGAGAAGCCGTAGTTTGCCCGACAGCCACCATCAACGGACTACGTTTTCCTGACATATAAGTTTCTAGCACAGGAATAGTAAGCAGCTGCGCTTTCAACTCTCTCGTTAGTTCCGCATAATCCACTCCCTGCTTTATGATACCACAGACCAATTGATCCACATACGGACGATAAGGCTCCATGATGTCATCTGCCAAGCAATAAGCATTATAACGATTATGATGGTGGATTCCTAAAGTAGGCAAAAGCCCACTTGCCACCAAGCTACGAGCAACAACCGCCCGCAGAATAGCATATCCATAATTCAACAAATTGTTAGGCGGAATGCCCTCCCTGTCTCTTGTGAAACCTTCTATCCAAAACAAATTCTTCCAATAATAAGCAGCCGCTCGGGCTTCCAGGTTACTCGTATCTCCGCTTTTCACATCCGAAGCCCATGCGTACATACATTTCACTTCTGCGCCAGAACATTCTTTCAATACGGCTGCCTGATTTTCAATCTTCGTCTTTATGGTCTGCTGCCAAAGCTGTTTCTTTAACGGTAGAGAGGCATCCAACTGTTGCCGGAATCTTTCGTTTTGCGTCGTGTTCCCATACAGAGGAAGCATCAAACCAACCGGCATACTTTTACTGTTACATGTAATGACAGCACAATTATTTTCAAGTAAAGCTTCCAACACGCCCGAAGAGATGGTGATCTGCTTGTGATCCAGTACCACAACTCCAATATCCTCAATGGGTTTCGTCACTTCTGAAGTTCGTTTGAAACTTTCAGGTAACGTATCATTCCTGACTACCTCCGGTAATTTTATCATCAACTGAGCATTTTTCAGAGACAGATAAACGGGGTTTCCAAAATAAAGGGTTTTCTTGATCATAAGCAGTTAGATTTTAAATTACTATTAATCAGTATAAAAGTCTGTTTCTAAAAAGGGTACAACCTTTTTGAGAATAGCATACACCCTATTTATTTCAATTTCTAATAGATACTATTAATATTCTCCCACTGATACTATTTGTCCAATGTGGTTAATTCGGATCTTGACAACACTATTACCAAAAGAAAGTGTTTTATATTGTTTATAAGCAATATCTTTCAACTCTTTCATATCTTTCACTGTTGTTTCCAAATGATGTCTAAATTTATAATCTCGAACAACATTATTTCCATACATAACTTTTGACATAGTCTGCACCCTAAATAAATTCGGACTAATCATTGCATAATTATCCGGATTCAACAAATCCACCTCCTTCGGATTGAAGCCTGTCTTTTCATTCGGGAACACGAAATATTCATTCTGCTTCATGCTAAACAAAAATTGCCAACCTTCACTTTTTCTGTAATCCTTATCAATAATAGGAAGTCCTAAATTAGCCCGTGTTACAGCCTCAAAGAAGGGGACAACCACCTCGTCCAGTTCATACATCAGATTACCATCCTCATCAAACGTCACCTGTCCTTTCTTGTCTAAAACAGGTTTACGATAAATAGCCACATGATGGTTGTTTCCGGTATTTACAAAATCCACAGGGATTTGTTTTCCATTTTCATCCCATATCGGATTCCCATTCTTATCTTTCTTCACGTGTATCGATTGGGCATTATTGATTCCTCGGATGCTAACCCGCTTGATACTTATCCCCTTTTCCTTATTCAGCCATATCGGATTTTCCCAAAAATTAACAAATGCCTTTTTGGGATCTCCACCGTATTCTTTCAAACGCCGTTCTAAAATAGCACGTACCTTTACATCAACTACTTTATCCACATTCAAAGCAGGATCGACCGGTTTTCGGATAGTATAAATAGTTTCAAATTCAACTGTTTGTACCTTCTCCGGAACTCGTATGGTCTGATACTTATCAGCATAAAGCGGATTCTTTTCCAATGCATTTTTTCCTGTAAATGCTTTCTTTGGATCATTACCGAATGTTTCCAACCGTTTAAGTAAGGCATTTCGATAAGCCCGTTTACTCACAGTCGCTATTTTAGCCGCATCAAAAGAAGCATTCACCTTTTCTATTTTTGTCACATATTGTTTGTGACTACCATAAACCGTTTCCAAATGCAACTGACCTCGCGGAGTTTGCTGTATCTTCGTATTTTCACCCTTTCTCTTTTTTGTTCGATTAACATTGACAGTCACCACCTTGTTCTTAGCTTTAATAGATACCAGCAGTTTTTCCAAATGCTGTTTGGCTTCTATCCGGAATTGCTCCAATGGAATAGGAGGCAAAGCTCTTCCTTTGTCAAAATAACGGGTCTTGATACCTATTATATTCGTATGGTTTCTATTGCCTGAATCTTGTGCCGCATTTTTATTATTGAAATACTGAATAAACGCATCCTTTGTAAAAGCTACCGTCAGCGCATCCATCGCATGATGCCGATGGTCATTCCTTTTTGTCCAATCCTTTATTCTTTTGATTTTTCTTCCGTCCTTATCTTCGTATGTTTCCACAAAACCCAAGGCTTCATATTTAGGCAGGTTCAGTTCTTTCATTACATCCACCAATTGCCAGTCTTCACGCAATTGATCTGTAATGGAACCGGTAGTTGCCACTACTCTACGGCAGATTTCGTTCAACATAGCGAGTGCTTTTTTCGCTATATATTGTGTATTTCTCAAATCCCTATCAATGAAACCATCCGGTATATCCTTCTGTTCCATTTTCAATTTCCGAAGTTTCGCCTTTTTGTCATTGAACAAGCTTTCGCAACGATTTATATATTGTTGCAAGCCTTCTTCTCCATATTTTTCTTTTACAAAATCATAAGCGGTCTTATTTCCCTTTTCTATATTAATAGCCTTATACTCCAATGTCTTGTTAGATAAAGAATCATCAAAAAGACGGGATTGTGGAATAATATGTTCTATATCTATCTCCTTACTGAAAATCTTTTCTTTAGGTATATATTGATTGGAATACAATGTTTTATATCCATTATCTTTCAACTCTTCATAAAGTTTGTAACGGATAATATCATTGCGGCTCACGTTCATCATACCAAATTCATCTTGCAACAATTTACGGATCTCCTCATGCTCACGGGTACTCTTTGCGATAGCTTTCGTCAGTTCCTCACGTTCTTTGGCACTCTTCTTTAATTCACGAGCCAATTCCACTCGGATTTCATCAGGTTTTCCATACGTATCAATGATTGTATTGATTACATTCACCATCTGACTCAAAATCTTTTCAACCACCGGATTTCGGAGACTGTTTTTAGGAAGAACCTCCAGCTTGCCCTTTAAAACCTTATTTTCTATCTCCTCCTTAGTCAGTGAAGATTTGGAATGACGATAACCGGCATATTCACAAGCCACATCATACAGATTACCCTCTTTCAAATAGGGTAAAATCCTTTTGATGGCTTTCGCGCTCAAACTTCCGTAATCATCTTGAAACGAAAGACTGGCTAGCTCTACAGCATATTCTTTCTCAACTCCGCAAAGTTGCATGATCTTTTCAATCAGTTTGCCGTTACCGGTCGACGTATTATCTCCTTCAAAAGAATACAACAGATGCCAAAGTCTGAAATAAGGTTGCATCTCGAGCTCTTTCCCCTCTTTGGTTAAGTCAATGGTAAACAGATTCGTATTCCAACCTAAATCGGTAAAGATAGTTCTTAGCTGTCCGATTATCTCATCTGCTGGTTTCTTAAAATCCAACGGTTCGTAGCCATACTTTTCTATCATTTTGCTATAGGCAGAAAAGAGAGAAAACCCAGTACGATTTCCATCTATTTGTTTGAAGTTCAAATCCAATTCCTGTGGATTTTCAAATAAGAGCTTCAACACATCTGCTTTCTTCATGTTTTCTTTTATCGCAAGTTCTCTTGCCAGTATTTCTTTTTCTTCTGGATACAAAGCCCTACTTTCGCTTGCCGACAAAGCATTTCTTTTCTTCTCTCTTCCCAATACCTTTATGTCATTCAATGTCTGCCATACCTTAAATTCCTGAAACAATGGATGCGAACGAGGTATCACCTTGCATCCTATGACTTTGGTCTGTTTCTTTCCATCCTTTTCTACTACAATCTCCAACCTTTCAAACTCACAGAAACTAATCAAGCCTTTCTGACTTTTCAGACGTCGTTGGTAAAAGATGATCATATCGCGAATCTCTTTTTTCAATTCAGCTGTCAATTCCTTATGAAATTCTGCCTGCTTTTCCCAAATTCTATCAAATTCATCCAAATAATCCTGCCGATAGAATACCATATTGCGCAAACTTGCATGGGGATTCTTGTCTAACTCAGCCATCTGATACTGTCCGACCGTTTGATGATTAAAGTATAACACTTTGCTCCTATCACTAATGGCTCCCAAATAACCACTAGACGCATTTATCTGACCATTGATCTCTTGCAAGACTACGGCTATCTCTTCCAAACCTAATTGTTCAGTAAGAGCTTGCGCACGCCAACGATAATTTTCCTTTTTCAGTTCATACCCCTTAGTCGTCCGTTTAAGACCGACAAGTTTACATTCTTTTTCTATCGTTTCATTCTTTGCTTCTCTGTCATTCCAGCCAACCACTTCTTCTTTCCAAACAAAATAGTTAGCCAAGATAGCCCATGTCTGGCTTCTGTTTTTTCCTTTGATTTCTTCTTTGGCGGCATCACAGAAAACATCAGGATGAAATTGCTTTTGAACACTCCATATTCTATCCAACTCTTCTTGCAAATCAGAACGGTAAAAGTCTGGCAAAACTTTCTTGCCCGATTCAAGTAACTGCGAACAAAGTTGCCCCGGAGTCAAATCCTCCTCATACAGCTTTTTAGCAATCTCCATTCCATCAATCAAAACTCCATCTTCTTCCTTTTTTACCTTTCGACTACTTTTATATCCACGTTTTTTATTAATCATCAATAAGACACGGGATAGTTCCTCTAAAGAAATCTCTTCTTCAGCAGCTTTAGCCCGTAAACGACAGGTTTCAAACGTAGTTCTGTTTCCTTGTTCCGAAAGGATAGTTTCGTCGGTAATAAAACCCAGCTCTTTCAAAAATTCAACCAACGCATCACGACGTAATTTATATCGCTGCAAATTACGGCGCATACTTCTTTTAAGAGTTCTTTCCGCATTTGTAGTGATACTTTTCCCTTTTTCAAAGTTCTGCGTTTCATCTACTGTCAAAGGATTTACTCTCACACCTAATCGGATGATTGACGAGACTTCCTCATCTGTTTCAGCTTCGTTCACCAACGCCCACCCTATACTATTTGTCCCTAAATCCAAGCCTAAAATCCTTTTCATAGTATGTTATCTTTACATTTTCCCAAATATAAAAATTTTATTTCAGAAACACTTGCACGCAAGCATTCCATTTCATATATTTGTCATACTAAAATGAAGCAAATCACAATAAGGATTATTCCGTTGTGAAAACATTAGGTTCCCTCGCCCTTCTGCGGGGGATTTTTTTATGCTACGAAGTTCTAAAATCAGCCTAAATGCCAGCTTGGTAGAAACCCGTGGAAAGGACAGTATATCTTCTATGCCACTTGCAGTATATATTAAATGACAAAGTAAGTAGTACTTACTTTTACGGCATATTCCTCAATCCTGTCCATTCCTAAAATCACTTGTCACTTTTGGGGTAGTTAAACAACTTTACTTGTCAATAAACTCATGATCCTCCTAGCTTACTTGTCACTCTCTGATAAAGCCTACCAAAAAGCCTGTCATCAAGAATGGACAATGGATATACCAGAGTGATCCATATTCTCGGCGTACAAATGTAAGGAATCAAAAAGAATCAGGGTCTTTTTCGCCAAAGATTTTTCCCCGGCAGTTTGCCTTTATACACCTCCATCGGGCACTCCATTCCGATGCTCATATGAGGTCTTCGGTTGTTATAAAAGTCAATCATACGATTGATCTCATTGATCGCCTGTTCTTTATCCCTGTACATTTCCTGCTCGTATATCCATTCGACCTTGAAGATCCCGTTCTGTCTTTCCGCCATGGCGTTGTCTGTCGGCTCATATCCTTCTGTCATGCTTATCCGTATGTGATGCTCCATGAGGCAGCTGACGTAAGCCTCGCTGGCGTATTGTGACCCCCTGTCCGAGTGGTGTATGGTACCGCAAAGGTTGCCGCCTCCGGCGATCCGGATCGCCATGCGCAAGGCCTCTGTCGTATGCGAGGCGCTGAGACTGTCGGATAGGCACCAGCCCAATACGGCGTGCGAATAGGCGTCGGTGACAAGATGCAAGTACAACACGTCCCCCAATATCCACACGTACGTGATGTCCGACACCCATATATGGTTGGAATACCGCGCGTCTTTTCCCTTGATAAGATTGGGGTACCTTTTATAGACATGATTGGAGTCTGTCGTACGCCTACGTTTGTTGGGATTGAGCTTAAAGCCTTTTGATTCATAAACCTTTAAGAACGAGTCTCGCCCGAGGGTCACAGCATGTCCCAAATCCTTTTCCAGTAAATGGAACAGCTTGAAACCTCCGATACGGGGACAACAAAGACGATAATAGCCTATCATGTCAGCAAGAAGCTTGACGCGTTGTCTCTCCGATACATCCGCCTTCATGTTCGCGTAATACCATTGGCGTTTCTTTCCAAACAGCCCGCAAAGGGTAGCCACACTCTCATGGGGATACTCCTCACGTAACGCCGTTACTGTTTGGCACCATCTTTTCTGAATATACTGATGCCTTCTTCCTCTTCCGCTATCTCTATCATCTTCTCGAAGGCACGGCTACGCATCTTCTCCAGCTCCAAAGAACGACGCAATTCCTCTATGCGCTTTTGAAGGGACTCCATATCTGTCAAATCCGATTGCTTGGGAACCATCTGTAACCTCTCTTTTGTTTCTGATGGCAAAGGTAACTGGTCCGATCCCACTGGGTATTCTTTTAGCCATCTATATATGCAAGGAGGGCTCAAAGAATATTTCTTCGTTATCGCATACTTGCTCATTCCGCTACTGTAATACTCGCGTAACACGGATAATTTAAAGGGTTCCGTGAACACTCTTTTGGGCTTTCTTTTGATCATTTCTATACTTTTTAGCCCCTTAAAAGTGTCAAGCTATTTCAGGACAAGACACAGTCGGAAAAAGAAAGAACCTCTTGTCGATCCCTCCCCCCAAAAAAGTATCTTAAGTACATCGGCTCACGCACCTAAGATACTTTGCCAACGAAGTTATGACACAAAAAAGGGAGACTCTTTTAGAATCTCCCTCGTGATCGGGCTGGGATTCGAACCCAGGACCCACAGCTTAGAAGTATTTCTCCATTTTGTATCGTATCGATTTATACATCAAATATTTATTATCACGTTTTAACAGGGCAAGGATACGCTAAAGAACATCATATCATTTTTGCGTATGGCTTTCTCGTTAAAATCTCACGACTTTAGGCTTTTTCTGTAATACATAATATAAAGCCCTCACGCTATCTAGCGGTAAAGAGAAATCGGAAAACTCTGGAGATGGGTTTAGTGAGTGCAACGTTATCTTACCCTCGTCCATATCGCAGCCTGTCATCTGCTTTATGAGGACGGATGTCCCAAACACGACAACCCAATAAGGATGATCCTTATATCGCAGCCCATCTCTCCAATGCGATCTATCCAGCTCCCTAACAAGGACGACATCGCCTTCCTCAAAACTCTCTCTCGTCCCGTTGTCCATGCTGTCCCCTTTAACCTCAAAAGCTAAATATCTCCCATGGACAATCCGATCCCATTCGAAAGACTCGGTCTCCCAATCCTCCTTATCCGGATCAAGACGATCGCTTTCGTTAGCAAACCTGCCATAAGCGCAAAACGGCACCTTGCTGACAGTCATACGATATCGACCATTTCCTAAGTCATAGAATTTAACGCCATTATTATTCTCAATTAAGAAATCTCCTTTTTTATCAGCAGACGCAGACACAGCTTCGACAACCACAGGAGAAGATTTTAGCATATCACCCTCTCCAGTAAAAAGCCATCCAGGGTTAACCGAGGGAAAGGTTGTCAGTATTTTATCCAATACCTTTTTACCATTATCCCTATTTATCCAATTTCCAACGACCTGCCTACTTACTCCTACCTTATCGGCAAAATCCGCATTTGATTCACAAAAATGTGTGATAACTTTTAAAATCCTATCTCCGTTAGCTTCCATATTCATATATTTGTTTACACACATCCACTATAAATGATGTAGTAATGATTATTCTGGCATAACTCAACAATATCCCGCAATCCTTCAACGACACAAGCTAAAGCCAATAAATTCAATAACAATATATTAATACCATATGACAACATAAATAATCATTACGTAATAAATATGGTATCAAGAGATAAAAACAGCATCTTTCGCTACATATATTTTAACAATACAAGCCTCATATAGTTAAACTATACTTATGTAAACATTATTGTTTAAAACAAACTTGCCATGTTCACATTTTTGTTTACCTTTGCAGTAAACAAAATAGATGAACATTGTTTACTGCAAAAATAATAAAACAAATGAATAAAACAGCAATAAAGACAGTAAAAGTTAGAAGCTTAACATCAATACTGAGAGATCTCGGTATTGGAGACACAGTAAAAATCGATAATAATATATTGAGTGTCAAGTCTATTGTATGTAGACTAAATAAAGAAGGATACACATTCGTGACTTCGACAAAAGGCTTAGAAAAAGGTATAAAGGTAAAACGGGAAAAGTAATGATAAACGAGGAAGCATTAAAAATAGTCCTTAACGATAAGACCTTTGGGCAAAGGACGGCAGCCTCCATAGTAGGAGGACGTGGAAGGCTCTACGATTTGGTAGGGAAGGGACTTATCAGATGCGAAAAACCAACAAAATCTCAGAACGGGAAATGGTTTTGTAACGCTTGGGATTGCATCAAATACGCCACCTTAAAATAGGTGGATAACGCCGGGTAGCACGTAGCAGGAAGCGTCCCTCTCTCCTAAAGAGGAGTAGAAATACCCCGTGGGTTCGAATCCCACCCCGGTGACCAAAAAAGAGTTCTTTGACTTATTGAGAAAAATCCTTATGGCTATCAAAAGGTATACGAGATATAAACGGGATAAGCGTAAGGTGAAAATACAGGAATGGACGATAGTCCTTGCTCCCGATGTAGTTTAATCGGTTCCGGTATTGGATTTATACATATAATTAATAATGTATATATAATAAGTACGATCCCATTCGGGTATCCTTGCGGTGGTTGGTAAAGAAGACCGTATCGTACTAAATAATACGACTTTTCCTACGAGTCGTATCTAAGATATAGCAGGAGGTTAATACGCCCAAAAGTATGACAGATTGGACAGACAATCATAAGATGACGACAGATCGGAAAGACGGTCAATCCGAGAACTACGGATTTACATTAGTGATTAATACTCCCCCACCCGTCTATGATTCGAGTTCGAAACCGTTGGAGGTTGTGGGGGAGCGAACATTAAAATATAAAGAATATGGAAAATGAATTACAAGGAAATATCCTTGGCACAGGATTTACCGGCAATGGATTCGAGATCTCTCGAAATCCCAATGTAAGCAGCTTAGACGGTTTTTTCGTTAAAGAAAGATGCGATAGATTTTCAATGGCCTTTGCCTCATTATGTACAACGATCACTAGCGATAAAATCCATTTAATAAAAACGACAAAATTATTGAGAGTATGAAAAAGATCCTTTCTATCCTTAGGGGTAAAAAACAGACAGATCGACTGTCAGAGTTAAGGAGTCAAGAGATCATGAGAGCGCTTGACTCGGCGTTAAACAACGTAGAGGAGCAAAAGGTATTAGCCGACATCCGGTATCACGAGGAGATAAACAACCTAGGTGACGACGGGGTAGATTACAAGAGCAAGATCAATCAATTGATCGAGTATAAGGAGACGATTATCAACGCGGAAAACACCATCCAAGCTATCAATGAGATCAAGAACGATCTCGAGAGCGAGGTTGAAGACATCAATCCATGATACCATGAATGAGATTTATTGGATCACAAGGTTAGATGCCATACAAACGTTGGCGATAATCGCAGTATTTATCTTGGGGATATTTACATTCTTGTATATTCTCTTCTGGATTATGGAAGATGATGAAAAAGACAAGTCTAAGTTAAAAAAAATCATCTTAAAATTCGCAGCCTATATATCAATACCTGTTTTTTTACTAGTATTCATTCCGTCTAAAAGGGACATGTTGATGATTATCGGAATAGGCGGGACTATAGAATATCTCAAGTCTAATGATACCGCCAAGGAGTTGCCGGATAAGGTCATCATGGCTATCGATAAGTTATTAGATGATACAATAGAGGAAGAAAAATGAATAAGACCGATTAACCAAGTTTTATAACAATGAAAGAAAGAAGAATCCCACCCTAGGAAATGGCTAGGGCAGGTAGCTAACCATAATAAATTCATATTATTATTCAGGGTTACAGGGGGGTCGAGTTCCCCCGGCTACCACATTAGCACTGTTTGAAATGTTTATGTGTAATAAAGCTACCAAGACCTTACAATACCGCCGTGAGGCAGGCAATTAGGGAATATTAGTTTTTACTTAAACTGTGCCGGGGTGGGATTCCCCGGCAAACGCTCCCTTAGCTCAGTTGGTCAGAGCCTTTGGGGTCGCCGGTTCAAGCCCGGCAGGGAGCACGTTTCACCCTAACGGGTGCTTATTCAATCAGAAAATCAGTCACAATTTACAAAGCAGGTCTCCGTCCGTGAGGATATGAGACCTTTTCACATCAAGAAATTTAAATCAACAACATATGATAAAGAGAAACCAAGCATGGTTCTGGAAGATATTCCGGGCCATAAAGAGCATTACCATCTTTACTTTTAGGATGGTCTTAGCTACCGTACTAGGGCTAATGTCAATAGTGTCAATATTTGAGTGGTACGATAAGCCATTCAATATCCACCTCTTGATCCTAGGGATTATATCAGTTTTTATTGTGGTACATCAAATCGTGATCATGACCTATGAATCAGAAAAATGATTCCGGGGTATTATACGTGGTACAAGCCCCTTCAAGACTTAACCGCTCAAGGAAAGACTATATACTAGACGAGTTAAAAGAGCTTAGTAAAGAGGAGCTTATAAAAATAAGAAAAGACATTGTAGAACTAATAAACGATAAATAAAATGGCTGCTATAAAATCTTACAAGGGATTTGACAAAAATTTAAAATGCCGGGATTTTCAATATGAAATAGGCAAGGAATATGAGATGGATGGAGAGATCAAGGTGTGTAACAGAGGGTTTCACGCTTGCGAAAGCCCATTTGATGTTTTTGATCACTATACTATGATAGACTCTAGGTTTTGCGAAGTAGAGCAAGACGGGAATATATCCAAGGAGGATAGAGGGACAAAGATTTGCTCCTCGAAAATAAAAATAAAAGCAGAGTTAAAATTGGCTGACATGATCTATCTTGGAGTCGAATGGCTAAAAGAGATCACATCACCTGAAAAAATAAAAACGAGCATAAAGGATAATTCATCCGGCTACGGTGCCAAGATAGGATCATCCGGCTACGG